TTACGCCGGATGGTGTGCACCCCACACACGCGTAGGGGATTGGGCAAGCAATTCTACGCGACTTACGCCGGATGGTGTGCACCCCACACACGCGTAGGGGATTGGCTGACAAACGCGCCAGGGGAAGCGCCCCAGCGGTGCACCCCACACACGCGTAGGGGATTGGTGAAGCCGAGTAGCGTGCGCCCGTAACCAAGATCGGGAAACTCTGAATCTCAGATAGCCAGAACCGTACCCGGCCCGCGTCACTTTTAACAATATATAGCTCCGAGAAGATGGATCCGCTATAGGCTGCTCCGGTAGTCTATAGTTCCTGGTTCGATCCCAGGCGGAGCTTTCTTAACAACTCAGCCCCGTGCTAGAAGATCAATAGGAGGAATTATGACAGAGAATGAAGTTTTGCGTATGTTGGAATTGCTGCCGCAGGTTGTGGAAGATGCGGACGCCCGCGTCGATGAATATGGGTGCTCTAACAGTCATATATTTGAGTTCCAGGACTTGGTTAAAAAAGCAGCGGCAAGTCTCATCCAGGCTCGCAGAAACACTGAGCGAGCAGGGTTGTCGTAATAAGACTTGACAACGAGAGGGAGGAATGATGTCAGCTAAACCAACTTGGGTATTTGAACTTTGGTGTAAAGGACACGGTGACAGTTATTGCGCCAGCGATCCAGGTCTACCAATCCCCCCGCTCCGCCGCTTGTTCTGGCACGTGCGCGGGTGGGTGTTAAAGCGGTTGTTCGGCTGGTGGCGGTGGGAGTACAGCCCAGGCCAACGGCGTACTTGACAACGAGAGGGAGGGATTATGACAAGTCTATGCAAATGGCTACGCTGGCAAATAGCGACACTGCTAGACAGGAGAGCCGACACGTGCTGGCTCAGGTTGTCGCTCTGGGCATTATATCCAGAGAGCCACCCGTTCGTGGAGATCATCCACGAGCGCGGCTATATCGGTACAACGGGGCAATATGTGGCTGACGGTGCATACTGCGGGAAGTGCGGTTGATATGGCCTGGGCGCTTGACAAGATCGGAGAAATAAAGTAAGATGTGCATAGATGAGGCCGTGGGGGTGGCAACCCACAAAATGGCCTGGAGCAACCATAATGGAAAAAACACCTTTTGTAGTGTGCGGCCCTTTGAAAAAAGGGGTCGCCAGCCCCAAGCGTTATGGTTGCCGGGGCCGCATACGACAAAGGGTGTTTTTGCATATAGGGAGGATTTATGGCACGCGGTAGAATGCTCAACAAGACAGTTTCACTTTCGTTAAAGTTTCACGACCTGCCAGATGACACTTGTCGCCTCCTGGCAACTTGGATTATCTCGCAGCTAGACTATCGCGGTGTGTTCTATGCCGATCCAGCCGTCGTCAAGTCTATGGTTTTTCCCAGGCGCACAGACATCACCATAGATGACGTGGCGCGCTATCTGGACGCAATGCAAGAGGCCGGCCTGATTGAAGTTTTCGAGGTGCGCGGAGAACTTTGGCAATCCTGGCCAGGCTTTGCACACAACCAGATAGGGCTACGGGCCGAACGGGAACGCACAGAATACCCGCCGCCCCCTGGATGGTCAGAGCCAGAAGCCCCGCCAGAGGACAGCGAAAGCCCGCAGGATGGCGGCAAGTTGCAGGATGATAGCCCGCAAGATGCCGCCAAAAAGCCAGCAGAAGGAGAAGGTAAAGTTAAAGTTAAGTTAAGTACAAAAGAAGATTGCGCCGCTTCCGCGGCGAAACCACCCTCCCCGACCCCCGAACCTCCACCTGCCCCTCCAAAACCCCGGAAACGCAAGGCTAAACCGAAAGCCCCTGTGCCGAAAGCCGTCCAGGTATTCCGAGAGAATGCCCACCGCTACCCGCCGAAGGCGTGGTATACGCGAGTGGGTGAGGCGGTCGGGGAAGATTCTGACAACCTGGAACGGTGGGGCGCGCTTGTCCTGGAATGGGTGGGCCGGGGATACAATCCGACCAACGTTTCAGGGATGCTGGACGCTTTCAGCAATGGCGGTCTGCAAAAGCGGATAGTGCAAGCGGATCCATCTATGCGCAAAAAGCCGCAGGCAGAAAGCGTTGATCCTGTGATACGAGAACAGCAACGGATTGCGCTCGCCGCAATGAAAAGGCTCAAAGAAGAGAGAGCGCAAGCTGCGGACCAGATTGGAGGATGAGGTGACGGAGGCGACAAGTGCAACCGTATTATGAGAGAGGCGGAATTGCAATTTATCACGGGGATTGCCTGGACGTGATGGCAGAGATGGACGCCGCCAGCGTGGATACCGTCATCACAGACCCACCCTATGGGTTAAAGTTTATGGGCAAGGACTGGGATCGCGGCGTGCCAGGGGTGGCGTTCTGGGAGGCAGCGTTGAAGGTGGCAAAGCCAGGGGCGATGCTCTTGGCTTTTGGAGGGACACGGACGCATCATAGATTGATGTGTGCGATTGAGGACGCGGGGTGGGAGATCAGGGACGTGGTGATGTGGATATATGCCAGCGGATTTCCGAAGAGCCACGACATCAGTAAGGCGATTGACAAGGCAGCGGGGGCGGAAAGGGAGATTGTGGGGAACGACGTTGCGCGATACAGGCGCGACAATGACGCAAACAATACCTATGCAGCGCACTGTGGACAAACGGGCGACATCACTGCCCCCGCCACCGACGCCGCCCGCACCTGGGACGGATGGGGCACTGCGCTCAAGCCTGCCTGGGAGCCGATCATCCTGGCAATGAAACCGCCTGACGGGACGTTTGCAGCTAACGCGCTCGAGCACGGGGTGGCGGGCTTGTGGGTGGATGGGGGAAGGGTGGAGACGAATGGGGAGAATCCGACAGCTAAACGCCGAGATTATGGCTTCACGCCGAATATGGAAAAGGCTGCTGATTCAGAAGCGCGGGGAGCTTTGCGAGATAGGTCAGATCCGATCAAGAAAGCGATGCCTAATCCGTCAGATAGACTGGGCCGCTGGCCCGCCAATGTCATCCACGACGGCAGCGATGAAGTGGTGGGGTTGTTTCCTGGCCTGGGCAACGCTGGTGCGTATACTGGAAGGAATCGGCAAGGACACAGTAAAAATGCAATCTATGGAGCACGAGAGGCTGATACAAAGGATATAGGTTATGCTGACTCTGGCTCCGCCTCCCGCTTCTTTTACTGTGCAAAGGCATCGCGGGCGGAGAGGAACGCGGGGTTGGAGGGGCTTGACAGCACAGAACAAGTATACTATAATGAAACCATACCATTAAACGAAAGGGAGGTTTCAACGTGGGAAAATCTGGGCCTAAGTCAAAGCATCCAAGCGGAAGGGGATATACAACAAAAGCGGGGTATCATCGTATCTGCCTTTGGGATTCTACCACCAAAAGTAGCCGACTTGTGTTTGCTCATGTGTATGAATGGGAGGAGGCCAATGGGCCGGTTCCTAAAGGCTTTACTCTACACCACATCAACGGCGACAAACAAGACAACCGCCTCGAAAATTTGCAGCTTGTTACATTCTTGGAACACAAGCGAATCCACAGCGGGTGTGAGTTGCGCGATGGCGTCTGGTGGAAGCCTTGCCACGTCTGCGGAGAATTCAAGCCAATCACCACAGATCACTGGTACTTCTCCAAAGAAGGATGGCCTCTCTACGGACGATGCCGAAAGTGCCACATCAGAATCGTCGTTGATAAAAAGCGTGCTCGAAAGGCTAGAACAAGAATGTAACAGGATACCAGGACATCCAACCGTGAAACCCCTGGCCCTGATGCGTTACCTCTGCCGCCTTACCCGCACCCCCACAGGCGGTATAGTTCTCGATCCGTTTATGGGCAGCGGCTCAACGCTGGTGGCAGCCTTCCAGGAGGGCCGACAAGCCATCGGGATTGATACCGTAGAGGAATACTGCGAAATCGCGGCGCAACGGATACCGAAGCAGCTAGTATTGAGGCTTGACCAATGACCCCCACCTCCGCCCACGCCGGCACGCGCCACACCGTCCGCTCAGAGGCAGGGGCGCGGTACCGAGGCGTGATACTGGCGATCACGGAGACGGGCATCATCTATATGGAAGTGGTCGCTACGCAATTGGGCAACCTGGACTGGGTTACGCACGGAAAAGAGCTTCGGCGCATTGTCGGGGCTGAGATTGTGGAGGAGGAGTAAAATGTCAGCAACTAGACAGAAAGCAAGGTTGCGCAGGCAAATCAGCCAGGCCTTTGATGAAATACTGCTGGATGCCGAGTCTGCCGAGGAACTGGCGGACCTTGTTCGGGGCGCGATTGGGCAACTTGGCGCAAGGATGACGCTGGCCGAGCTACGGGCTTGGTGCGATAAATTATATTCGGAGGAGGCTAGCGCTAAGATAGTGGAGGAGGAGAGATGACTAAAATAGAATGGGTACGGAACTCAGATGGTACAAAGGGCAAAACCTGGAATCCCGTGACTGGCTGTACCAAGATCAGTGCAGACTGTGCTCATTGCTACGCCGAGAGAATGGCGCGGCGATTGGCGGGGCGCTATGGCTACCCAGCTGCGCCAAATCACTTTGATGTGACGTTGCGGCCTGACAGGCTGGGGCAACCGTTGAAGTGGAGAAAGCCCAAGATGGTGTTCGTGGTGAGCATGGGGGACCTGTTTCACGAGGATGTGCCTAGCAGTTACATTACGCACGTTTTTGAAGTAATGGAAAAGGCGAGAACGCATACTTTTCAGGTGCTGACCAAGCGCCCCGAACGTATGCAGCGTTATATCAAAAGAAATTGGGATAAAATGGATCAGTATCTTACTAATGTCTGGCTTGGCGTCACTGCTGAGAACCAAGAGCAGGCCGACAAGCGCATCCCGATTCTGTTAGAGACCCCGGCGGCAGTCAGGTTTGTGAGCGTGGAGCCGATGCTGGAGCCGGTGAACCTGCGCGGAATATCAGACAGCGACTATTGCATTGATGCACTTACCGGCGATGTAGCTTGGATGGAAAGCCGCGACATTGGCAGCGAATTGATGGGAGAGCCTGGGCCAAGTCTCGATTGGGTCATCTGCGGCCCTGAAACTGGCCCAGGGGCACGGGGGATTCAAGAATTTGAGCCACGCGCCAGGGGCTTGCGTAACCAGTGCGTGGAGGCAGGCGTGCCATTTTTCCTCAAAAAGAATACGAATGGGACACGCCAGATTGATGGCCGTGAATGGAACGAGATGCCGGGGGGATACAAATGACCTATTACCCCTACCGCTACGCCTGGGGCAACAATTCCAAGCGCGCCATTTTAAAAGGCCGTCACTGCCGTGTCATTGCGCGGCTTGCCTTCAACAGCGCCGTGGTGGAGTTTGAGAATGGGCAGCGGGAGTGCATCTCGCGTAATGCGCTGCGGATAGTGGAGGAGAGATGACTAATAAACTTAAAGCCGGAATGGAGCTAGACGCAAAGGTAGCAGGAGCGCTTGGATTAGATGTGCGCTTTCCGAGGTGCTACAGTACCGACGACGGCAGGGCGCTTGCGGCGGTAGATGCGCTACTTGACCCGATAAAATGGGGCAGCTTCAGTATTGTGGGAAACCATAACACCGACTGGCGCGCTGTTTTTATACCGGTAGATAAAGCCGGAGGCCAGTGGGCAATGGGCACTGGTGAGACCCGCGCACTTGCAATCAGCCGGGCAATTGCAGGGATGATTTGAGGAGGAGTGATGAAAGAGCAAATTGAGGCATTGAATGACTTGACGCTGGATCATATTGACCGACTCGCTGCACAGAGTGACTATCTCCGTGCCGAACTAGACGCCTACCGTCCCCGCTACACCGGTGACGAACTAGATAACTTGCCAAAGCCAGGCGTCAAGGTGCTTTGGTGGCACTGTAGGCTCAAGGAATGGCACGGGGGCTTTTTAATCATTAACCAACGCGGCACATATTTCTACGACAAGGGCCGGTATTGGGACATAGAACATCCACGAGAGCTATTGAAAAACAGTCATACAGCAGACGGCCCGACCTGGTGGATGCCGTTACCGCCAAGCCCGGAGGACGGGAGATGACCTACCGCCCCCATCACCCCCGCACCGACGCGAACCAATCCGAGATCCGCGCCGACCTCGTGGCGTGCGGTTTCCCTCACGTCTGGTGTGACGTGTCCTCTCTCCCCGTCCGGCTGGCCGGTGTGGATGTGTACGTATACGCTTACTCATTTAAGCACGGGCGCGTGATGTGTCTGCCGGTCGAGGTTAAAATGCCAGGCGAGGACTTGAACGAGAACGAGCGCAAGTTCTGGGCCGAGGTTGCAGAACTTGGCGGCGGTGGTGACATCCCGCTCAAGGCCGAGTACGCCGAGGACATTCTGAGATGGTTCGGGCGGCCTTGACTCTGTTCTAAAAATAGAACACAGAGTTACGAAAATCTCATTTCTGCAACGCAACGTTAACACAACTGTAACTCTACTCTGCCGGAAACCTGCTATAATGAGGGCAGGTTGAGATAATAAAGGAGATAGGGAAGATGAAAATCGGAGATAGAGTAGAAAAGAACGGACAGACAGGAACAATGATTCAGCACCCGCGCAACCAGCCGCAACCGCCAGTATGGAAGATACGGGTAAGGTGGGACAATGGAACTATCACTACCCATCGGTACGGCGACGGTGATTTGCGCTACGCAGAGGAAGCCAACACGAAAGCCGCCCGCGCCACCAACGAATTGAACCGCCCAGGGCCGGGCCGCGATGATGATGAATTCTCCGAGGCGGAGAAACAGCAAATGCGTGATAACAATTTCGATGTAGGCATCGGGTACTAACCAGAACCCACCCGCCGGAGGGACTGCCACCTCCGGCAAGGGAAATTGAGATGACCAGCCTAATGACATTCCACGAAGCAGTTACCGCGGCCTGGCAAGCCTGGGCCGCAGTACCTAGCCAAGACGACGCCGCGACTAACTTTGTCGCCGTTGTCACCGCCTGGTGGATCGATACTACTGGCGGCACGCCTGCCGACCTGTTCCTCGGTGAGTCGGAGGGCGACGGCATTCCCGTGCCGTCTGGACTGGGCGCCTGCCCGCTTGAATACTGGGAGCAACGCGCAGGCAAATGTTTCAAGTGCAGCTTTCCTATCGAGACCGGTCACGCCCTCTGCCCCGCCTGTACGCGAGAGGCGCGGGCAGATGGAGAGATTTGGCGCGCAGGGGTTGATGCACGCGCCAGGGATTGGGAAGATGATAGGAACGCGCAGAGTCACCCGGCGATGGCATAAAAGGAGAGAAATGGAAACAAAAAGTCAGTTCGTAAGGGTCGGTGATTATCTCATAAACCTGGAAAACATCGCATACGTGTATAACCCGCTGCCAACCCTTGTCGAGATCATCTTTGCCAGCGGAGTCCGCCTAGACCTTGAAGGTGAGGACGCGCAAGAGTTTTTGAGGTACGCATAACGTAAATACAGGGGGTACGCGCATAATGAAATTCGGAATGTGCGAATGTGGTAAAACAATCTACACAGGGGATGACGGGATTGTTATGAGCCGCCACTGGTTTATAAATGATGACGGCGAATATGACTGGCAAGATGAGCCGCACCGTTGCGAGTTCTGGCCTCCGCGTTCTGGCTATTGGTATCTATTTGAACACGAGGAGTGTGTGCTGTGCTGCCGCAGCTCAACGATCAAAACCAGAATCTATAACCGCCCTAAGCCTGCCGCCTATGATGAGCGTCACCTGTGTAGCCAGCACCTTTGCGGCGACCACTACTGCTAGGGATATACTACGAACAGGAGTTTTTGAAGTACGCATAACACGCACACAGGAGGCCACGCCCAAAGCGCCAGGCGGGGTAAAGCCCGCCACAAATCCATAGAGACGCCCCGCCAGGTCTGGGTAGCCGAGGCGGGGATTATTGAGAAGTGATAGAAAAGGAGATGTGAATTATGAGTAACGCTTTAACGATCAGGGACGAAATGCCCCTCAGTGCATTGGGGCAAGTGCTAGCAAAGTCGGGTTTTTTCGCAGACGCTAAAGATGCGAACAAGGCCATTGTCAAAGTGTTGGCCGGGCGCGAACTAGGATTCGGGCCGATTGCCAGTATGACCGGCATCTACATCGTGAAGGGCAAGCCGTCGCTATCGGCTAACCTAATGGCCGCCGCCGTCAAACGCGATTCGCGGTATAACTATCGAGTTGAGCGGTTGACGGATGAAGTTTGCGAACTGGTCTTTTTCGAGGGTGGAAAAGAGGCAGGGCGATCCACCTTCACAAAGGCGGACGCGGTAAAGGCCGGGACGCAGAATATGAACAAATTCCCGCGCAATATGCTCTTTGCCCGCGCGCTCAGTAACGGCGTGCGGTGGCATTGCCCCGATGTGATGAGTGGCGCACCTGTCTACACGCCTGACGAACTGGGCGCGGAAGTGGACGGCGACGGCGAGTTTATCCCAGGCAGTTACGAGATCGTAGAGCCACCTACCAGCCCGCCCACCGCTTCCCTTTCCGACGTCGAGAAAGCAGTCACCGCGGCAGGCTTGACCAAAAACGCTTACAGTTTCGCCAGCACTATGGCGAAATTCACCGACCTGGACGCTACCGACCAGCCCGCAGTTCTGGCCCGCTTCGAGGCCTACCGCGAGGCGCGCACCGCTGGCTCAGACACCGGCCAGGCGGCCCGTATCGCCAATGCCACCTGCTACGTCCTGGATAGTGGCGCGGAGTTGGGTAGCAAGTCGCCCGACGACTGGCGCGACATGGTAGACCAGATCGCAGGCCTGGAAGAGCCGACCGCCAAGATGAGTAAAATCTTGGCTCACTGCCAGACGCTCTTGGTTGCAGAGACGCCCACCCCGCTCACCCGCGAGGAGGTCATTGCCCAGTGGGATGCCTTGCGCGAAAAGGCCGCCGCGCTTGGAATCGAATACGACGCCGCCGACGGGGATAGCAAAGCCGCCTTTGCGGAGGCAATAGATATCCTGTCTCCGCTGGTTGCACAGGCGGAGAACGAGATACCGGAGGAGGGGAGCGATGAGTAACATCCTGTATGTTGACATAGAGACCATACCGAACGGCATTATGGAGCAATTCGTACCCGCTCCTGTTGCGCCAACCGCATCCGAGGCCCCGCGCAATTACAAAAAGGACGAGGCTATCCAACGCTGGATGATCAGCGAGGCCGTCAAGCGCCAGGAGGACTACCAGGCGCGGCTTGCCAAGATGAGCCTCGACGTGGACTTTGCTCGCATTGTCTCGCTTGGATATGCGGTTGACGACGGCCCGATACTTGTACCAGGTGCGACCTCGGATGACGACGAGCGCGATGTACTGCGCGCCTTTTGGGATGCTGCAGGAGGCAGGCGCGTGTGTGGCTACAATGTCCTGGACTATGACCTGCCCATCATCCTGCGCCGGTCGTGGGCGCTGGGCGTGATGCCGTCCCACAATCTGGACTTGCGCCGCTATAGCACTGACCACGTAATTGACCTGATGCAACTCCTATACCACTGGGGCAAAGCACCAGGCCCGCGTTACCGTGGCCTGAAAGCGGTAGCTGAGATGTATGGTATCCCGAACCCGCTTCCTGACTTGGACGGTAGCCAGGTTGCGGAGATGGACGCCGATACCCGCGCGCGTTACTGCGCTAACGACGTTGAGATGACCAGAGAACTAGCGCGGAGGATGCGCGGTTACTACTGGTAGCATAACAACCAGCCGCCGCGCTCGTGCTAGACGACGGGCGCGGTGGCGAAGGGAGGAATTATGACAGATATTACTACTATTCCAACAAGTGAACTCAAAAGCGACTTGCTGGATAGCAAAGATGATATTCAACTGTGTGAGTTGGCGCTATCTCACGGTATTAAATCGTATGGCAGCGGCTCTGTGCAAAGACGCCTTAATGCGAATAAGCATTTTGTTGAGGTAATCACCGCTGAATTGACGCGCCGCCTAACACCCGCTGCACCCGACCTGCCCCCTACCGCAGCCACATCGTAATACTGGCTGCGGTGGCTCAGTTCATTTGAGGCCCGCCGCGTACAACATCCCCGCAATCGTCACCGCCTGTACGATTGCTAAGATGATGCTAGTCACCCGTCCCCAATTGGTCTTACTAGTTGTCTGGCCCTGGCCCAACAGGGCCAGCTTGACCTTGTGATCAGCACACGGGAGGTGAGTTAGCTTGTCCGTGTTTCGTTTAGCCTGGCCCGCCGTCGCACCTAGTGTCCCATTGACGCGGGCCAGGTGGACATTGATTTTGTTCAGTTCACCAAGCACTTCGGGCAGGATGCCGCCATTGCCAAATACGCCTGCTATAAGGGTTTGCGTCTCTTGTTGACGGTGTAGAATCTGTTGTAATGCTTTGGTGTTGTCCACAGTGTGACGCCTCCATTATAGTGCCTCAATCAGCATAATCTTTTATCGCGTTCTTGACGCTCTCGTTCCCCTCGATTGCCCATCTGTCGTAACCCCAGCGGTATGCCGTGACGCCAGCCACGCCTTGCCGCGCGAAATAGTCCAGCGCGTTAGTCACCCATCCCCCGGCGTTGTCCTCCCAACCCTGGTCAGTTTCCTCGTCGCCTCGGTAGAGGTGGTTGGTCTCGGTGATGACTACTGGCAAGCCCGTGAACCTTGCCGGAATGATGGCTTTCTGAGTCTCTAGCATCCTCAGATTGTAGAACGCGCCTTCAAGTGGCGGATCTCCGAATACCATATTACGGTCAGCATTCGGGCCGTGATCATAGGCGTGAACGGCCAGGAACTCCGCACCGTGCAAACTTTCCAGCACCAGCGGCCAGGTCTTGCGCCAATCCCCCCAACCGGCGTTCGTCGGGTCAATCGCGCCAGGGGATACCCGCGCGCCGTCCGGCCTCCGGTCGTAGATGCGGTTGTAGGTGGCGGCGTATTCATCTGGCGAAAAGTAAACGCCATCCAACCACTCCCGCGAGTTGTTCATCTCGTTGCCAATGGCATATCCCCAGACGCCCTTACAGCGCCGCATTGTCTCAACGGCGTTGCTCTCCCATTGCGGGAGTTGAGGGCCAGATGGGATTGTACCGCTTCCGCCGTCGTCGGTGGCATAGCTCCAATTCATACGCAAGACGACACGAATACCGGCGTCTGCGAGGTGTTGCAGGTCGAGCGAGAGCGGGCCGCCGTCCAGGTAGACGGATTCGCAGCACCAACCCCGTATGCCGTTTGCTACCATCCAAGCCGCGCCGCCCAGGTCGTGGATGCCGGTGATTGGGTGGGTGGGGTGGGTGTCTGGTGTTGGTGGAGGGGGTTCAGGTGTAGGCAATGAGAGCAACCGTCCTAACTGCTCCGGCGTACTGGCGTGTACGTACTCTATACTCACACCAGGATAGTGTTCGGCGTAGAAAGCACCCAAGTCACCCCATTCGCCAGGGTTCACGGCGATAATGTTGCGGACGTCGAGTGAACCCACACCAGCATCATCCGCACTCGCGCCGACGGTGTATCTGTGATCATCCCAAGTCGCGCCAATGGCGGCAAGCGCCCAGTCCGAGTTGGCGGAGGGGGGCAACAGGATATAGGTGCGCTTGTATTGCATACGGGGACTGCCCCGCCCTGGCTCTGTGCTCATAGTTAGTCCTCCTGATCAGTCATCTCGGCTTTAGCTGTCTCTGTCATTGCAACCAGCTTGTCCAACAGCATCCCGACGAACAGCCGCTCCGACATTGTGAGTGGCGTGCGGTTGAGTAATTCGGTTAGTGCATTGATCTCGTTTTGGTTTATCATATTATTCCTCCAATTTCTCAATTCGAGCTTTTAATGCGTCAATCTCGGCTTGCTGTGCTTGGTTCTGTGCCCATAGGATGGGCGTCACCCTGCCATAGTCCATTGTGTATAGGTCTGCCTCTTTATCGTAGCGAGTGACTTCTGGGAAGTAGACAGCCATGGCTTGGGCACTGAATCCGATGTTATGTTGTCCTGTTTCCGTAGTCAATCCCTTGCCTACATACTCAAGCGCTTTGACCTCTCGCAAGGCTGTTATAGCCTTGTCTTGGTTAATGTTCTCGATAACCTCTTTGCTCCTTATGTCACTAGCTGAGTGATACGTTACGCCTGTTCCACCGTCTCCAATGACGTAACCTATAATGCCACCATCGCCGTCTAGCCACAATGCCAGCATTGAAGCGGAGTTAGCGTCTGCACCACATTGAACCAATATACCCTGGCGGTTATTGTTGTTTCCATCATTGTAAAAAGAGGCTACAACTCCCGACACGTCGTCCTTAACTGTAAACCTCTTATCTGGCACTCCGCCGACACCTACATTACAATCTAGGAATTGGATGTTGTCCACTGCCTCATCATTGAACTCAATCCGTCCCTTTGCCGCACCGAGGCCCACATAGCCAGCATCGGTTATGATCTGACTAGCAAAGGTAGGCGTTGAGGCTGCCTTAACAGCTTGGTCGAACCAGTCCGCAAGGGTGGGGTTGCCACTCAGTGTGATAGTGCGCGCCGCGTCACCTGTGGTCAGGGTAAGAATGCGATCTGCGCCCAGGTCTGTCCCAGGCTTGATTATCAGATCGTGATCTCCACCCGTATCAAGGATATGCAATCCCTCATTAGTTACTGTAACTGCCAATGGCCCAAGCGTCGCCCCGCCATTCGCTGCATCACTGTGGTCGTGGACGGCAGGCAGTAACGAGCCGCCCACTGGACTAATTAAAATCCGCACATCATAAAGGTTGGTCTCGCGTGTCAGTGCGGTTGTGCCGTATGGTAGATAGATTGCCACAACGGGCACGCTGCCCGCTGGCGCATCCGGTACGAGGCTGCTCAGATCGGCGGGTGGTAGATACAAAGACCAGGTATCGCCTTCCGTGTATTGCAAGATGTTCGTCGCGCCGTCCACGCTCACCAACAGATACCGCGCCTGTCCGCTGGTGGTGGGCACGTATCCGCTCAAGTCCGCCGAGGTTGCGCCTTCAAAGAACTTGAATCCGCTTTGCCACGGATACCAGTCGGAGGCTACGTTGATGTACATCGAAGCCGGATCGGTTTCGTAGGCCAGCAGCGGCAAGATTTGCTGCTTTTGCACGTAGACAACGTCATCGCCGCCGTCCGCATTGCCGAGTTCGTGACTGTTGTGATGGGCCACGACCTGGGGGATCATATCGTGGCCAGAGTCCGCGCCGGCATACACCTCGCGGATACTGAGCACCTGGAATAGAGCCGGCTGGTCAGACGAGTACCCGACGATGATTGGTAGATTCTCGCGGTTCGGCACGCGGTTATTGTATGCCTGCCCAACCACCAATTCGCTACCCACGCGGATGTAGACAAACCCATCCCGGCCAGAGACGGCGACATTGCCCAGTCCATCCCCCATCAACGCGGGATCGGCAGGGCGGATCGGCTCGTACTGAGCCAGCACCTCTTCAAACCGGCGTCGTGATACATCGGCGATTGTCATTCGTTTGCCCCCACGCGCGGGAGCGGCATAAATCCGCACCTCTCGCCGTTATGGCCCCAATCCCAGCCGCCAACCGAGGCTACAAAATCGGTGGTCTTATTGAAAAAAGTAACGCCATTATCATCAGAATAGAAAATCTTGCGGAGAGCGCCAACCGCAGAAGGGATGGCATTGATCATTCCCAAAATATCCGAGTCGGGCGGCCACGGCCAGCCAGCAGGCAACACTGGCGTGCGAGTCTCTATATTTTCGTCAATGATCACATCTATATCGTCTGTAATGACCGTGAATGTGCCGCCACCATCGGAGCTACGAGAGATAACTGTTTTTCCATCTGTGGTTCTATCAAATAAACAGACCAGGTCGTCTGCATCGTCATAATGCCCGATTGGGTTGGCAATACCAAAATCTGTATATCCCACTGGGGACACAGATGCAAAGGTGCCGCCGCCATCGCCAGTTTTGAGCGGATTAGCAATTGCAGCGCCAGGGTCATATCCATACCACGGATTCCGCGGAACCACAAAAACAGTTCCGCCACGTGCCAGAATAAAGACTCTGCCAGTTTGTGTAGTACTGATATTAGTTTTTGGTGTGGTAAAGCTCACACCACCATTAGTCGATACCCACATCGCTTTTCTAGCTTTTGGATTGGTCCAAGGCCACGGGAATCCCCGTATAGCATAAATTGTGCTGTCATTATTATCAACTGCTAGTGCCCGCCATCCTGTCCTGCCAGCTAGAACCAGGTGATTTACTTTGTCTGGACTCTCGTACAAACCGACTGACCAATTCTCGCCTGTGTCACCAGTGACACAGCTACCCTTCGCACTATTTAAGGCACCAGCATCAACGTCATCCATCGACACAATTGCAAACAATGGATTATTAGCATCCACCGCGAGTGCGGCAAAGGTCGCTGTGCCGCCGCATAGAACACGCGCCGCCGCCAGCGTCAACTTGTTACTCCAACTCGGAGAGGACGTCAACACGTTAGCCGCATAATAGGCGGCTGCGTCGGTCAGCACCCAACCGCCAACGGTGGCCGCACCGGTGCGGATGTACACGAACTGGATTATTTCCTCGGCTACACCAGGGTTAAAATCTCCCCCGCTTGCATCTACCCAGTGCGTACCGGCGATTGCGTAAGCATCACCGTTGCCCAGGCCAATGTCAGCCGTCAGGGTCAATTGAGAGCCGCTAACCGCGACCGCAACCGTCGTGCCTTCGTGAGTGGTCAAATTCTCGACGTGATCACCGACCGCTACTCCGATGTCGTCAAAATCCTCACCTGGATGGTCGTCAATTGAGGTGTCGTATAGGTCAGTGCCGGCGGTGCCCGCCGTCGCCGTGCTGTCCACGTGGCGCAGGAGCAAGTCGGCGGTATAGCCAAAATCTGTCTGCGTGTGGGCGAATGCCGCCTTGACCGGCCCTGTCCACAGCGGGGGCACGGGCGGAATGATTGGTACAGGCGGAAGCTCTGGATCGGCTGGATCGGGTGGGGCAGGAGGCGGGTCGCCTGTGACGGCAAGCTCTGGCGTGGTGTAAGCCTCAACCGTGACGTCTGTCAGCATTACGCCCGTGTCGGGATCATGTCGGAACGATACGCGGCGCGGGATAAAATCAAGGTTGGTGAACGAGATGCCGCGCTCGGTATCACCCTCCGCTATGGTTAGCCTCAGATATTGCTGCGGGCAAATGTCGAGCATCCGGTGATTGCTCGCCAGCGAAATGTCGAGGTTAGGGTACTCGTTGTTGGCCTTGCCAGCAAGTAGGCCGGTTAGGGTATTGGTATCCGCCTGGTCGTTGAGCGCCAGCCGCTCCTTGCGCTGGATGCTACCGTACCGCCTGAACACGTGCCCCGGTGAAAGTGAGAAATAAGGCGTGCCGCTGCCGCCGGCATAAGCCACGCCGGACAGGTCGAGCAAGGCAATCTCATCAACCGTTTTACGCTCTATGCCGATTTGCTCCCGCCAATCCTGTGTGGCCAGAGTTTGTACAATCGGTATAGCGCCTCGATCTGCCACCGGTATAAGGTTTTGGTCAATCTCCACAAACAACCGTCCATAGCGATCACAAGCGGGGTGGGCCAGAATGGTACGCTTGCTCTCCTGTGTTATCTGTGCCCACAGGCTACTGGCAGGCGAGTCAAAGACTTTGATCTGGCGCGTGTCACTTGTGAGTGTCACATCCATACACAGCGTGGCGGTGGTGCGCCAGTGTAAGAAATGCCAAAGCCCTTTGTCAACCGTCAAATCCTCGAACTCGATCCAGGAAGTAGGCGTGCCGTCGTAATCCTCAACGCCGGTGGGGAAGCCGGTCATCTTGCCCATCCAGAACTGTGGGCTTTGTATATCAAATGACACTATGCCCTGTCGGGGATTCCATTTGATACTCTCGTCTGCAATCCAGCCCACAGCCACGACGTTCTCGCGGTCGTCCACCGGCCCGATGCTGGTTTCGGTGTCCCCGTACCAGTCGCGGGCGAACAAGATGACCTGGGCGCGGTCTCTGATCTCTGAGCGTAGAGCCTCATCCCACATGGTGACGCGGTATCGCCAGCCGCCAGATTGCCAGTCACCGGAACAATCATCCAGGCGAAATATAGTTGCTGGTTGGCTGTTCGTGTCGTAGACAAATACGTATCGGTAGCCGGTGAATGTTGCCCCGTTCGTTGCAGTCACCAAACAGGAAACGCGATACGTGCCCGCCGTGTCGTAGGTGATAGTAGGCGTCGCGGTCGCCATCCCACTCGTGGCGCTCGCGCCCGTGGCAGTCCAGGAATAGGCGGAGATGGTAGAGCCGGACACCCACGAGTCCGAGGCGTCAAATTCAACGTCAACCGTCGCGCCGGTCAGCCACTTTACAGCCGGAGGCCCAAGCACCGGCACGGGGTCGCAAACCTCGTGTTGGTCGGTGTAGGACACGTCATAATCCACGTAGACAGTGCCGCCACCGTCGATCCGCAGGTGGCGCGGCCAAAGCGCAAACTCATCAACCACCGTGATGTAATCGTTGTCCGTCCAGTCTATTTCGCTGGCCTCGCCAATTTCCATCGTACCGGAGACGCCGCCGACCGCACCGCGCAGACGAGCCATTCCCACGTCATACGCGCCCGCCGTGCTTCCGATGTAGACGGTCTGCCCCGCTATGCAATCGGCAAAGCCAGCCGAGCCGCCGTCAAAATCAATCTCGTAAACCCCATCCGTCGAGGCTGGCGCACCCTTGAGCCTTGCCGTGAATACTGATGCAGGGGTATGGACGGCTAAAAATAATTCGCAGCGTTGGCCGTCGCTGCGCAGGTGTGCAAGTTCGGGAGCGGTGATGATGCGCGCCATATTTAATCAGTATCGTAGCTATCTAGTGTTCGCTTCAATTGAATCACCCAATCGCCGTCGGGGAGTTGTACCCATCCCTCTACGGCGTAGTTTGCGCGTGTCTCTTCGTTTAATTTGTCTAGTATTGCCGCACGCACAGTCTCCAAAAACATCCTGTCGTGCATCTTGATCAGTTTTTCCGGCGGCAGGTTCGGGCTATTCGTCACGGGGTATACTCCTCCGCATTCGTAAACTTAATTACAAAGTCCATTCGGCGGCTGAAACTCTTTTCCTCATCCATCGGCCAGATCATTGTAGCGGTGTAAAGTTGGTAGGCGTCCTCATTATCGTTCTTGCGGGTCTTAATGTACACATCCGCGCTGGCGGCGGTACAGAAAGTCTTTAGCTGGTCTCGTGTTGTGCGCTCCAAATACGTCCAACGCCACTCGCCTATCGCTACGCCCGCCCCGCGCACCTTGTTATTGCCAAGCGTGATGTACTGGCTATAATCCTGAAAGTCCGATTTTGGATCCGGCACAGGGACGGTCAGGTCGGACAACTCCTTCATTCCTACGTAGGTTGCGCCAATTTCGTAGGCCATTATCCCATCACTCCCTGGAAGGCCGCCTGCGCTTCCTCTCTGGCCGTGCGTCTGTACCACTGGCGCATACCCGCGCTCATATCCCCGCGGAAGGTAAAGTTTTGGTGTATCCCCAACTGGCCGCCCCGTTGCGCGCCTAGCACGTTCTGTTGTGTGAGCCGCGCGCCCAACGCCCGCTCCGCCGCGCGGGTGGTTTGAGCGTCCAGTACGAACTCGCGGCCCTGCTCGCCGGTGCGGATGATGCCGCTCGCGTATCCGCCACTCGCGTAGCCTGGAATGGGGCCGGTGCCGCCGCGCCTGCCACTGATTCCGCTCGCCAGCGCCTGTCGCTGTTGTTCTAGCCAGGCCAGCATCTCGCCGGTCGTGGTCGCGCTCTGGGTGATGACGTTCATCCCTGCTACCAGCGTAGCGTCTATTGTGCCGATGCGTTCTAGCGTGGCGCGTTCCAGGTTGTCCAACTGCGTCTCGGTCACGGTCTTGAGCAATTCCAACTCTTCATCGCGGCGTGTGTTCACCGTCGCCAGTTCTTCGCTCAACTTGGCTTGTCGCGCGGTGAAATCCTGCTCGCGGCGTGCGCGTTGGATTTGGAAATGTACCTCTGCCTGTGCCATCTCGAGGGCAAAGCTCTCGTTGCGGCGTGACATTTTGACGGCTTGATCTTCCTCCGCGCGCTGGCGCTCTACCTCGTAGCTGCGCCGTTCACGGCGTAGGCCCAGGGCGTCACGCGCCCCGATCATTGTATCCTGGCGCGCTAGACTGTCCTCTCTCATCCGGCGCATATTGCGTTGGTGGTCGGCCTCGGCGCGGGCCATTTCCTTACCGGCGGCCTCGGCGCGGGCGGTGCGGTTGCGGTAGTATTCCTCTTCGTAGCGTGTTTCCTGTTTCCCGAACTCAATCTCTGCCTCTAGTATCCGTGCTTCCAGGCTTTCACGTTCGCTTGCCGCCGCCGCTATGATTTCGTTACGCCGCCTCTCGGTTTCCTCTTCGATAGCGACACGCTCCTCTTGGTATTCTGCGAATACCGCCAATGCCGCCTCGGATACGGCGTCACCAGCCCCGCCAGGCGGTAGCCCACCAGCGCCACCCCCTGCCCCGCCTGCCACCGCCTCGGATGGGAACAAGAATTGCGCGATCTTTTCCATTAGTAGCCGCTGGCTCTCAACGCCGCCCGCTACGAACTCTTCCAGCTTTTCATCCGTGGCAGTTCGTAACCTGTCGGCAAATGCGCTTATGTTGTCGCCCGCCTCCTGCAAGCTCTCGATATGCAATTTATCACCCAAATAGCTGGCGAACTGGCCGAGGGCGTCCGTAGCGAACGCGAATGCCTTGACTATACCGGCGACCGCCTTTGACACTATTGACACCCATAACGTCTCCGCTTTCGTCAACATATCCACGGCGATGAAAATAGCCTTTTTGATGGTCTCGATTACATCTTTTAGCCCATATTTCTGCAAGCGTTCGTCGCCTGTCGCGCTCCCGATTGCGCGTGTTGCCCCGACACCGGCCGCCGTGCCCGCCGCAATTGCCGCGCCATAGACGCCCGCCCTGCCAAGCGATCCGGCAATCGAGAGAGCCTTGATCGTCTGGAGAGAATCAATCACCTTGCCGAGAAACACGAGCAATGGCGCGCCCACTGCCACGATAGAGATCAGCCCAGCGCCAAGCGCCAAAATCTCTGGGTTAGTCTCGCGGAGGCTAGATAGTAGCTCGGTGAATTGCCGAACGATAGGCGCGAGGGTTTCCATTAGCGGGGTGAAGCCGGTAGCCAGGGCCAACTTTAACTCGTTCCTGAGCGATACCCACTCGTTGGCCATCGCCGCCGCTGCGTCCTCATTCGCGCCCATCTTGGATAGGATAAAGTCAAGTTGCTCTCCCACGTCCTCGAATTGCGCTTGGGCGTCGGCTATCATGTTCGGATCGATATTGAACAGCCGTTGCAGAGAGATGGTCTGACCAGCCAGGTATTCCTGGATAGCACGGACAGCGTCGGTCGTGCCTTTCAGGGGATTGGTCGAGGCGAGTAGGGCGGCGCGTACTACCCAATCATCGAGGGAGGCTGCGCCGTCCTCTAGCACGGGGATGAGGGAGCGCCCCAACTGCCAGACCTCGTTAACCTCAATTCCGAACCGGTTGGCCTGGTCGGTGAGGCTGCGCATCACGCGCTCGGCCTCTTGCTCATCTTTGAGCAACGCTCTGAACTGAATGCGATAGTTACGCACGTCGCGAGCGGCGTTCAGGCCCAACACGGCTGTGATAGTAGCGCCCGCGCCAATCGCGGCGATCTCGCGGCTCATCATACGCAGGTCGCCGCGCAGCCTGGTGATTGTAGTCTGGACAGGCTTGAACGCCTTGCCCATATCCTGCCCAACGCGCCGGAGCGTCACGGCGGCGGCCGTCGCGGACGAAGTGTCTATAGAGACAACACCGTGCGCGTGCCCCAATCCGCCCGCCATTCCTGGAAGCGCCAGTTGAGTTGGCATCATTTTACCTTGTGGTATCTGACGGCATTGTCTTTAGCCGCCATCTTTTTAAGAGCCTTGACTGCACTGCCACTGCCTGCCGGTGGCGGCAAGCGAAAACCAGCATCCAGGAGTTGTGTCAGTGTGTAGCGCGGTGTTAGTTTGCCGCCTGTCTCGTAGGTCTCTTGCAGCGCGTTCTCGACCGTTGTTCCCACCAGACACGTAGCGGCGTCGAACTGATACGCGGCCCAGCGGTCGTCAATCCCTACGATGTCACTCGGCCTCTGGTGCGTCGCTGTCGCCAGCGCGTGGAGATTCCATAGCTCGCGCTTGTTGCTCACAAAACTTGCGGAGGATTTGGGCCGGCTGGATTGCCAACTGAAAGACGAAAGCCTTGTCATCAAAAGCCACGTCTGACAAGGCTATTTCGCCTTCGCCCAAATCCTCTACATTCTCCACGACACGCGGCTCCATAAAAGCGGCCTTGCAGACCTGGCCGAACAGTTCAGCCATTCCCGTTGCCAGTTCCGCAATCTCGCCAATCTGTTCGACGTCCGTCTCTGTCCAGAGTGCTTTAGCGGCAATGGGAGAGAGTAAGTCAGGCAAGCTCCCGTCCCGAATCATCACGTCCAGGGCAACGGGGCGTATACGCGCCGCATTGCCGGACGGAAGATTGACAACAAATCCCTTCTCTCGCGGCTCTCGCCACTCAGCCGCGCTGGTGACTGGTTGCTTGTCCATTAGCTGATGTTGGACGGCGGGATCGAAATGGCAGTATCGGCGGCGTGCTCAATCAGGTTGATGACGCCGTACGTGGTATCATCCACCGCCTGGCCCGCAACCTCCGGGATAAGGTACTGCCCATACTCGGCCTGGGCCAGCGTCACATCCTCCATAATCTTGACCATCGGAAGGAACACGTGCAGGTCGCCGTCGCCCTGGGTGGCCGACATTTTGCCGCAAATGCCAAAGTATGGCATGTCGTCGCCGCCGGTCATCTTTAAATGATCCTGGTCTGAATCGCTGGCGGTAGATGTCAGTCCGAGCAGCACTTCAAGCGCCGCCATACTGACCGAGCCAAAGCGCAGGCGAACCTGACCGCCGATGATCTGCGCGTGGCTATCGGTGATCTTGTCATCGCCTTCGAGTTGCGCCGAGACGGTCTGCATCACCGTCCCCATCAACTGGACGCTCGGAACGTCCACCGCCGTGCCGTAACTATCGGTGGAATTCCAGGTAGCAATCTTGACGTCCTCCAAACCAAATTGCGGTGCTCCAAAAGTATCGAATGCCATCGTTATATCCTCCTACTATCTAACTCTTGAATGTGTGAACTGCAAATTCAGAACGTTCTACGTTTGCGTCCAGGCTGGTGTCGCGTTGTGTGCGCACGTCACCAGCCCACAGGACCTTGAACGTGTCGGTCAGTTGTTGCGCGTGCAATAACGTATACACGCGGTTGCGCATCGCCTCGATGTTGCTGTAGCCGGTGTCCTCGTAAAACCAAGCCTCTAGCGGCTCGCGCACGCTCAGATATTGCGTGCCCTCGTCGGTCAGTGCGCCGTCCGGTGTAGCGCCGCGAGATTTGAGCAAGATACACGGCCTGATTATCTCGTTGCTATCAAAAGCGGACGGCGTAGCGGTTCGGCTGATTCCATCCGGGCCGGTCTCGGCGTAATCGTAGATGCCACCCGTCGCCAGTGCAACCAGCGTGGCGTCCGCTTCCAAGACCGCCTTTGCCGCGCTAACTGTGCTCACGATAGCATCCTCTGTACATCCCTCCAAATTAGCGGCGCAAAATGGTCTAGGGCCGGATCAATTATGGCATACCGTCCGGCGTTGTTCAGTTCGAGATAGATACCATAGTACATTCCGTGACTGAGGATAATCTGTACCATCTGGCCCACGACCTCGTTTGCCTCAGTCCAAAGTGTCTGCCTGGCGTTGGCCGTCCGGTCAGTCCAGGGTGCGTTGTCCTTCATCCAGTTCTTGATGAGCGGCGCGTAGCGTTGGGCAATTGCGTAGATGCCCCGATGGATTGCCGTTGCGTATGCATCCGCCAGTTCTGGAAACGCTTTCTCCGGCGGTACTTTCCACTCAAAACCACTTTGCATTACGCCCTCATCGTGGCAAATGCTTGCAGGCTATGTTGCAGCCCTGGGACGACGGCCACGATCTTGTATCCTGCGCCGTCAAGCGCGAATCTATCGCCGCGTTGTATATCGGTGTCGGTGATGGTCGGGTGTCCGCTGTAACCGAGTATAAGTATCTCGGCTAGGGCGGTCTCGCCAGCCTCGGTCTGGTAACGGCGCGGACGGTCTCGCAAATCCTCGATCCTTACCGATTGCGCCGCCAGTTCCACCCTTGCGCGCACCAGTACCACTGATACCGCCTTGTCTGCCAGGATGCGGGCGGTGTCTACACTGGCGTGAATGTCATCTAGCCAGTCACCGAGCGGGAACGTATTGCCCGCCCAGGCGTCTACGCTAGGCACTGGGCGCGTCCTTATCGCTCGGAGGAATGGAGAGTAAGCCGATCATTTTAACTCCGACCCCCATCCTGGCTTCATCTTTCCAGAACCTCATCGAATCGGCGATATTCTCGCGCATTTGCACGCGCTCGACTCGCGTCATACCCTCGGTATAGTTGTGGAATTTGTTGGCCTGCGCCAGCAGTTGGCGGTAGCCAAAGTAGACGGCCAGATTATAGTCATTGCCAGCGCGCGCATAGAGCCGGTCTAGTTCGTCGTTGGTGAATACGCTTTCATCTGAGCCGGTGCCCAAGTCGCCTTGCAGGTCTGCGCGCTGTGTGGCTGTGAGTGCCATTACCCATGCTCCTCGATCAGGTCTCGTAATGCCATTGCCGAATGTTTCCAGGTCTGATTGTCACGTAGCCACTGAGCGGACTTGCGCCCACGTTCGGCGGCCTCGGTGCGGTTTTCATAGCACCACCTCATCTTCTCAGCCAACTCGGTAACGTCTGCCTTTTGCCAGTATCCGCCACAGTTTGGAAAAGAGGCGGGTATTCTATGCCTACTCATCTTCTCAATGACTATGGCCCAGTCGTCGGTGTGCCCATCATCGAGACCGCTATACCTGATCACGATAACCGGCAGGCCCATCATTGCCGCCTCGCGGTGGGGCATCCCCCAACCCTCTGAACGGGAGGGGATAGCGAAACAGTCCACCGAGGAATAGACGTCAGACATAAACGCCACGTCCTCACGCCAAAACACGATCCGGCTATCTGTGCAACCGCTGACTATCCTGCTCATCAAATCGTCGTACCCTTCCGCCGCATTGCGAGTTTTTATGATGAGTCGTGCATCTGGTGTGTCACTTGGTGATCCAAAAGCCTGATAGAACGCGGCCCACACCTCGACCCAGCCTTTCCGCGCGCCGCGATCTGCGAGCGTCAGGAACGTGTAGGATTCCGAGCCGTCATACTGCCAGTGCATTGCCGGAAACTCACTCGGAGATGTGCCGCCGTGTACGATGCTGATGGGCACCGTCACGCCACTGTCCGCGAATGCCTCCGCGTTATGCTCACACGGAACGATGATACGATCCGCCCTAACGTTTGCGATAGGCGAC